ACTATCATGTTGGTAAACGAGATGAATGTGCATAATCACCTTGACAATAAGATGCAATATGACTTTTTACTAAATAGTCTGAGGAAGCAACATAGATACGCTTCTTGGATGAAGGCGAGTAAAAGTAAGAATTTAGAGTATGTCAAAGAATACTTTGGTTATAATAATGAAAAAGCAAGGTCTGCTCTGAAGATATTAAGTGACAAACAAATCGCCTGTATAAAAAGTAAATTAGATAAAGGTGGAAGAAAATGAATGAAATATCATGGAAACCAGACCAGATGCTAGAGGTGACTTTAAAAGAACCAGATGACTTTTTAAAGGTTCGTGAAACATTATCTCGTATTGGAGTTGCATCTCGTAAAGATAAAAAACTATTCCAAAGTACACACATACTCCATAAACAAGGTAAATATTTTATCTGTCATTTCAAAGAACTATTTGCATTAGACGGAAAATCTACTAACATTTCAGAAAATGATATTGCAAGACGAAACACGATTGCAAATCTATTATCTGATTGGGGATTAGTAAATGTTGTGGGAACAAGTAGTGTTGAACCAGCACCACTCTCACAAATTAAAGTTATATCTTTTCGTGAAAAGAATGAATGGATATTAGAAACAAAATATAACATTGGAAAAAAGAAGGAAGATTAATTATGAAGTTCAGAGATAGAATGATTGAAGCGATGAAAGAACACGCAAGAGGACATATTGCAAAACATAAAATGAATGTTGAAGTTTATTTTAGAAATGCAGCTGGTATCGGTGGAGAAGGTAATGCAGATATTCTAGAAGAGATTGAAAAAGAACTAGACATTGTTGCACGATACGATGACCAACTTGCAATGTTGGACAAATACTTCCCAGAGGATATTAATGGTTAATTCACTTTTCAGTTTCTTATCAGAACAAGCAAATGTTAAACCTTACAAGGTTGTAATGTTTGTTAATACAACAGCAGATATTCGTGATGTTGGTGATAAGAAAAGAGCAGAATTTGAATTATTTAATAAAACTGCAAAAAGTTTAAATTTAGAAATGCATCATGTAGATTTTGTTGGTCATTACCTTTCTGAGAAAAGTGGTCAATTATTTGTACATTCATTTAGATTTGACGATGATGGTAATGCAATTTTACCTTCAGAAGATGGTGAGTCAGATTATAAAGAACCAATTCCAATTAATCCAGAGGACACATTAATTATTCCAAGAGGTTTGGGTACTCCAGGCTTTACTAGTAATCGTTACTGGGTTGATACAATCTCGTTGTTAGAACAAAGAGGATTTCTAACAGTTCCATCTGTTAATACTTGGAATATGTGCAATAGTAAATTTTATTGTAATGAACTATTTAAACTTAATAATCTAAGAACACCTAAAACATTTCCTATCACATATTCGGACGATTCACCAAAAGTTATGGAAAGACTTGGAAATAAGTATCCAGTGATTATGAAAGCATCAAGTGGAAGTCAAACTGGTGTTGGTGTTGTTATGTCTGAAAGTGAAAGGTCTTTACACGCAACTGTACAGATGATTAAACTTTTAAATAAAAATATAGACTTAATTTTACAAGAATATATTAAAATAGAGTATGATGTACGAGCTGTAGTTTTAAACAATCAAGTTATTGCATCAATGAAAAGAAATGTAATAGATGGTGAATTTAGAAGTAATGCATCATTAGGTGCAACAACAGAAGAATTTGAGTTAACAGAATTAGAAAGAATAGAATGTTTAAAATCTGCAAGTTTAGTTAATGGTAAACTAATCGGAGTAGATTTTATGCCTGCAAAAAATAGGGAGAAAGAACAACCTTATATTTTAGAGGTAAATGCATCGCCTGGTTTTGCAGGCATACAGAAAACAATTAAAAGTAAGAATGTTCTCAAAACAATATTTGAACATTTTATGGACAGAGCAAACTGGTCTTGACAATCCCACAACTTTGTGATATATTAACAGTATGAAATTTTATACAAATGTTACCCAATGGGGTAATCAAATTCTTGTTCGTGAATATAATATGGGTGAGAGAACTAACAAGAAAGTTAAGTACTCTCCTACTCTATACGTTCCAGTACAGAAAGAAACTAAACATAAAACTCTTGATGGTAAGTTTGCAACTCCTATGAAGTTTGACACTATCAAGGAGGCGAAAGAGTTTATCGAACAACGTAAACAACAACCACACCTTGTGCATGGACTTGATAGGTTTGCATACACTTACTTGTCAGAAACTTATCCTAACAATATCAATTGGGATAGTGATAAAATCCTAACAGTTACAATCGACATTGAAACAAGAGCTGACAATGGTTTTCCAGAACCAGAACTTGCAAATGAAGAGATGCTCGCAATCACGATTAAAAACCAATCGACAAAGAAGATTATTGTCTGGGGTCTAGGTGAGTTCAAGAACGATAGAGAAGATGTTACATATATCAATTGTTCAGATGAAGTAGAATTACTTGAAGAGTTCATGACATTCTGGACTAAAAAGTATCCAGACGTTGTTACTGGTTGGAACACTGAGTTCTTTGATATTCCCTATCTTATCAATCGTGTAACCAAGATTCTTGGTGAGGACAGAGCAAAAGAGTTCTCTCCTTGGGGTTTGATTAGTTCTCGTAAAGTCTATAATCATGGTCGTGACCAACAAGTCTATGATATTACTGGTATTGCAAACCTTGATTACCTACAACTTTATCGTAAGTTTACATACTCCAATCAAGAGAGTTATGCACTTAATCATATTGCGTTTGTAGAACTTGGTCAACAAAAGAATGAAAACCCATACGAGACTTTCCAAGATTGGTATACAAAAGATTACCAATCTTTTCTAGAATACAATATCGTTGACGTTGAACTCGTTGACCGATTAGAAGATAAGATGAAACTACTTGAACTTCTACTGACCATGGCCTACGAAGCGAAAGTAAACTATGAAGATGTATTCGGTCAAGTTAAGTATTGGGATGTCCTTATTCACAACTATCTCAAGACTAAAAACATTGTTATACCACAGAAGTCACACAACACCAAATCTGAAAAGTATGAAGGTGCATATGTCAAAGACCCACAAGTTGGTCAACACAAATGGGTGATGTCCTTTGACTTGAATAGTTTGTATCCACATTTGATTATGCAATACAATATGTCACCAGAGACACTTGTGTCTGGTGATTACCTTAAACTTAAAGACGAAACCACTTATGTAAACGAAATGTTACAAGAGGTTGCGTTAGACATTCCAGAGAATACAACTATTACACCTAATGGTGCATTGTATCGTACAGACAAACATGGTTTCTTACCAGAGATGATGCAAGACATTTACAATGACAGAACTGTTTATAAGAAAAAGATGTTGAAGGCGAAACAAGACTATGAAGATACTAAAGACCCCAAGTATCTCAAGTTCATTAGTCGTTATAACAACATTCAGATGGCTCGTAAGATTTCATTAAACTCTGCTTATGGTGCAATTGGTAATCAATACTTTCGTTACTTTGACCTTGCGATTGCAGAAGGTATCACCACTGCTGGTCAGTTGTCTATTCGTTGGATAGAAAGAAAGATTAATCAATATCTAAACAAACTACTCAAGACAGATAAAGACTATGTGATTGCATCTGACACAGACTCAATCTATGTTCGGTTTGACGAGTTAATTTCTATGGTCAATCCTAAAAACCCTATCGACTTTCTTAACACGATTGCGAATGAAAAGATAGAACCTTACATCGAAAAGAGTTATCAACAACTTGCAGACTATACATCTGCATACGAACAAAAGATGATTATGAAACGTGAGGTGATTGCAGATAAAGGTATCTGGACTGCAAAGAAAAGATATATTCTCAATGCATGGGATGTTGAAGGTGTTCGGTATAAAAAACCACAACTCAAGATTATGGGTATCGAAGCTGTCAAGTCATCTACGCCTGCACCATGCAGACAAAAGATTAAAGAGGCGTTAGAGATTATCATGTCTGGTTCTGAAGAAGACTTAAATGACTTCCTTATTCAGTTTCGTAAAGAGTTTGATAGTCTTGCACCAGAAGACATTGCATACCCTCGTTCAATCAATGGTATTCGTAAGTGGGGTTCACCCAACTCAATCTATCGTAAAGGTAGCCCTATGCATATCAAAGGTGCATTGATTTTCAACCATATGATTAAACAAAAACGATTGACAAGAAAGTATCCCTTGGTTATGGATGGTAGTAAGATTAAGTATTTGCAGTTACGACAACCCAATCCACTTGCATCAAACGTAATATCATTTGTTTCAAAAGTTCCAAACGAACTTGACATTCACAAATATATCGACTATGATAGTCAATATGAAAAGAGTTTCATTGACCCACTTTCCTTTATCACCGACAATATTGGTTGGAGATTGGATAGGTCACTTGGAACACAAACATCACTTGAGGCGTTTTTCGGATGAGTTTTGACCTTACAGATTATGAAGCAAGACGTAGAGCAGACCCAAAACATAAAAAATACATGAGAGAATATTATGAGAGGCCTGAATATAAACAATATAAAAAAGAATATTACAAAAGTTCTAAGTATAAAAAGTGGGATAGAGAACGAAATCAATCATTTGATAGGAAACAATATCAAAAAGAGTGGTATAAAAAACAAAAATTGAAAGTTAGTGGTAACGCAACATTAGAGGACTTTTTTAGTTGAACCAAGATTTATATGACCTATTATATAAGTGTGTAGATAATACTGGACTACCAGTAATGCACAAAGAATTATTTCTTGACACTACAGAAAAGTATGGTAA